CTTCAGACGTAGCTTCAGCATTGTCAATGGCTGGTGTATTAGATTACGCACCTGCTCTTTCAACCAACTTAAACGTTGATGATACTGGTAATACTTTTGCTGGTGTATTAAACGGAAGAGTTAAAGTCTACATAGACCCATATGCGTCTTCAGACTACTTAACAGTTGGTTATAGAGGTTCAAACCCTTATGACGCTGGATTATTCTATTGCCCATACGTTCCATTACAAATGGTTCGTGCAGTTGGTGAGAATACATTCCAACCAAAAATTGGTTTCAAAACAAGATACGGAATGGTATCTAATCCTTTTGTTGGTTCAACACCTTCAGACGGACTTGCTTCAGCAGGAACAAACCAATACTACAGAAAATTTGCAGTATCAAACATTCTGTAATCGAATTAGATTTCGAACTAAAGGGGACTCTAAGTCCCCTTTTTTTATGTCCTAAATAATAGTGTATCATTAAGATACAGACATAAACACACATACACACAGGAGGAAATTATGTCAAACGGAAAATCAGGCTTCGAAATCAGAGCCGAATTACTAAACCAAGCACAAGGATTACTAGAAGGTAATATCTATCGTAATAATGAGGCGATTGTTGAACACAACAATAACTTCCAAAACGATAAGAAACCATATGGTGACCAATTTGTGTCAACGGAAGAGGTTATTTCAGTTGCAAGACAATTAAACGAATTTGTTAATGAGAAATAACTATAAATAGTATTGTGGGGTGGAATTATTCACCCCCTTTAGAAGGAATAACTATGACAGATTATGAAAGAACAGTGAAAGTGTTGGAAGGCCCTTGGTCAGACAAAGCATTCCCACAAGGTGAAGAGACAACTAAAGGAATTATTAGTAGAAAAATTACTACACTATATGAGAAAGACGGATATCTATGTGAGGAAATCGTCACTAGAGAATATAGAGATGGTGATTACTTTGATACTTCAACAAATAAGAGAGTAATAAAACTTGACTGAAATAAACAAATCTATTCTTAATAAGAATAATTTTAGATTACTAATTGACAAAGTTCCAACAGTGGAATACTATGTGCAATCAGTTAATATCCCAGGCTTATCATTTACAGAAACAATAAGTGCAGCTGGTGTAGGACTGGACGCATTTTTCCCTGGCGATAAAGTGTCATTCGAATCACTAAGTGTATCATTCTTAGTAGACGAAGACCTTGCAAACTTTAAAGAGATGTATGATTGGATGAACGCAATCGTCCCAGTATCAGACCCAAGTGCATATGAAGCTTACGTAGGGACTACAAAAACCTCTACAGGACTCCTCAGTGACGTTGAGAACGATTTAAATCAGTATTCCGACATAACTATAGTGGTCAATACCAATAAAAACATACCTAATAAGTTCTTTAGGTTTCACGATGCATTCCCTATATCCCTCAGTGGTATAGAACTGCAAAGTGGTGCTGAAACAGACGCTGTTGTTGCAACAGTTGAGTTCAGATTCACATATTACGATATCGAATCAACCTCTTAAAACACCTATTAAATACCACATAAATATGGTATAATAGTATATTATGACTTTAGATGAAATTAAGAAAGAGTGGGAAAAGGATTGTGAAATAGACGATATCGAATTAGATAAATCGTCTTTAGAAGTTCCTAAACTCCACGCAAAATACCAAGACTTGTTATCCAGTAAGATACTTGTTATGAAACAGTATCAATTTAAATATGATACACTTCTAAAGAATAAGTGGTTGTGGTATAACGGAAAAATGTCACAAGAACAAATCAAAGAGTTGGGTTGGAATGATGACCCTTTAGACGGATTGAAAGTTATGAAAAATGATTTACAAATTTTCTACAATTCTGATAAAGATATTCAAGAACTCAATGCAAAAATAGAATACCTAAAAGTCACAATAGAATATCTCAAAGAGTGTATGCAAAATATCACTTGGAGACACCAAACGATTAAGAATACAATCGATTGGAGAAAATTCATGGCAGGGTCATAATGCAATATGTAAAAGGAAGTGTTTGGATAGCTGAAGGTTTCTTTACATCTAAAGAAGTAGATGAAATATATGCATCTGCAAATAAAAAGAACTGGGAAACTGGTGCAGTTGGAAATGGTGCTGGTGATATCATTGACCCCGATGGTGAAACTCAAGAACATGGTGTAATTTCTAATGAAATAAGACAATCACAAGTAAAATGGTTAATGCATGAAGATTTACCACAATCATTCCATGAAAAACTTGCAGCTGCAATCCAATATGCATCATTAGATAAAGACTGGAAATGGGATTTTACTAATTTTGAAAATTTCCAATATACTAATTATAGACATAAACCCGATAGACCAAGGGGTGATTTTTATACATGGCATACAGACGCAGGTGGAACAAATTCAACATATCCAACTGGTGAGATTCGTAAACTAAGTTGCACAATTCAATTGTCAGACCCCGATGATTATGAAGGTGGAAATTTTCAATGGATAGAACCAACTCCAGTATTTGATAGACTATTACCTCACCATAAACATATTGATGTAAATCTTTTAACACATACTGCACCTTTCAGTGCAAAAACAAAAGGAAGTGTTATTATATTCCCTTCCGAATTACAACACCAAGTCACCTCAGTTAGTGCTGGTTCAAGAAACTCATTAGTGGGTTGGTTATTAGGGCCTCAGTTCAAATAAAATGGTTAGAGTATCGAAGATAGACGATGTCTTCATGAAAGTTCATTGTGATGACGGTCTTGCAAGAGACCTATATGATTTCTTTTCTTTTACAGTCCCAGGCGCAAAGTTCATGCCTTCTTATAAGAATAAGTTTTGGGACGGTAAAGTCAGACTCTTCTCAATGAAGACACATAAAATTTATATTGGATTACTTCCATACGTTGACGAATTCTGTAGAGAACGTGGTTATGAATTCGGTGGTATACAAGAAGTTATCGGAGACAAAACAAAGATTACAGATGAAGACGTAGATTTCTTCATTAATGGTGACGGTCTAATTCCAGGCTTGGGTCTTCCTTTTGAACCACGTGATTATCAAATAGAAGCATTCAAAACTGCAGTGCAATATGGTAGACAACTTTTATTATCACCTACTGCAAGTGGTAAGTCGTTAATCATTTATTTGTTATGTAGGTGGTATGAGGGAGAAATGTCTCTACCAAATTGTAAAACTATTATAATCGTCCCAACTACTTCATTAGTGGAACAGATGGCGAAGGATTTTAAAGAGTATGGATATAATGAAGACATTTGTAAAATTTATAGTGGTCAACCTGTATTTTCTGCTGACATTACGATATCGACATGGCAGAGTTTTGCTAAAGCACCTAAAGAAGTCTTACAAGGATTTGACGTAGTAATAGGAGACGAAGCACATCTATTCAAAGCACAAACATTAAAAGGTATATTAGAGAAAATGAAACACACTGGTGTTCGTTTTGGAACAACTGGAACACTAGACGGTTCAGAAGTTCATAGACTTCAACTTGAAGGTTTGTTCGGCCCTGTAAAAAAGGTCATAACGTCATACGAGTTAATGGAAGAAGGAACGATTGCTGATTTACAGATAGATTGTGTCATACTTCGTCATACCAAAATGAAAAAACTGTCATACCAAGAAGAAATGGATTACTTGGTATCGAATGATAGTAGAAACAAATTCATAACAAATTTAGTTGCAAGTTTAAAAGGTAATACACTTGTGTTGTTTCAATACGTAGAAAAACATGGTGAAGTCTTATATCCTATGTTAGACGGAAGAGTAGAAGACTTACATTATGTCTATGGTGGAACAGATACAGAAGATAGAGAAACAGTCAGAGAGGTGGTAGAAAAATCTAACGATAGTGTCATACTAGCGTCATACGGAACTTTTTCTACTGGAGTTAATATAAAGAAAATTGATAATGTAGTTTTTGCAAGTCCTTCTAAATCTAGAATCAGAAACTTGCAATCTATTGGTCGTGGTCTAAGAAAGACTGAGGGTAAAGAAAAGATGAGATTATTTGATATTGCAGACGATTTGCAATGTGATAATTTCACACTTGGTCACTTAAAAGAAAGAATAAATATCTATAACGAGGAAAACTTTTCCTACGAGATAAAACAATTCGACTTAGACTAATGGCAACACCCAAAGATTTACTAAAACAAAAATACGAAGTAGTTAAACTGAAGACTGGTTCAGAGATTGTTGGTATGGTTAGGGAAACAACAGAAGGTATCAGTGTCACACTTCCTATGATATGTCACTTATCAGTTCAACAACCAATCAATTCAACACTTGCAACCTTCTATCCTTATGCACCTTTGAGTGAAGACCCTATAATAATGATACCTTTTACGGAAGTATTACATAGAAGTAGTATGAATAAACAGTTCATTCCTTTTTATGACGAAGCCTCTGCAAGGTGGTTAGAAATGGTAGAACAAGGAACCATACCTTTAACAAATGATTTGAAAGGTGCCTCAAAAGAATACATGAAAGCTGCAGTTGATTCTATTCTTAAAAATGTTAAAGAAGAAGATTTGTTTGATGATTATTTTGAAGAACTTGCAGAGAGTGAGTTCGAATCTGCAGTCCCACCGAAAGACCCAAAAAAGATTCATTAGGATTTCTTTTTGTCTAAATAAGTGCGTATAATTTAGACTTATAAATACTTATACAAAATACTTATAACTTAATTTTAGGAAAACCATGACCACAGCAACTTTTTTTGCGAAGAGCATGGTGCGAAAAGCTAGAGAAGTCAACCACCAAGTTAGACCCGTAAAGAGAAAACTGGTTGACACTATCGAATTTCTAGTGCTGATGACTCTTCCGTTCTTACTACCATTTATAGTGATGTATTTCTCATCATCTATGACATTCGTATGAACTTCGAAAAACTAAGAGATACTTTGGAGATAACCACACTTGTGGCTATCTTCATGGTGTCCGTTATATCAATTACAGGAATATCTTAATGGAATTTTTCATAATATCTACTCTCAGTGTTATCATATCTTATCTATACTTGAAGTATGCACCTATGCATGATTTACGTATGGCAATCTACAGTGCAGAAGATTTGAACGCTGCAATGAATATAAGAAAATTACAAAAGGAAAACAAATGAGTCTTGAAAGAAAAGCTCTGCAAGTTGTAAATCTCTCACCTAGTGAATCTATAGTTGAGAAAATTGTCGAAGTTCACCCTATGAAACAAGTTGCAGTAATGTCAGTTGTGCAAGTCCTCGTTTTCGGTTTTATGATACTCTCATTTTGGATAATAAATCAATTCGTATGAAACACTATATAATAGGAACAACTTTAAGTTTATGCATGTTTTATCTTGCCGTTGGTGAGATAGATAGAATGAGTCGTGCAGTAGAAATACAAACGTTATCAAAGAGTAGAGTTAAAGATATCATCTCTTATTAGTATATATCCCCGCTGGGACATAGTTATTTTATCATAGATTTCCCACATGTCTAGTGGGTTTCTTCAAATAATTCAAAAAAATAAATACTTAAAAACCCCCTTACAATATAAGGATTTTTGTGTATAATAGATACATGACTACTAAAAAACAAAATGAACACTACGTTAATAACAAAGAGTTCACTCAAGCAGTCTCCGAGTATAACATTTCATGTAAACTTGCAGAAGAAAAAGGTAAGGTCAAACCTCAAATGACAGAATACATTGGTGAATGTATCTATAAGATTGCGACTCGATTATCGACTCGTCCTAATTTTATCAACTACACATATAGAGATGAAATGATATGTGATGCAATTGAAAATTGTATTCAGTATATCGGAAATTTCAACAGAGAGAAATCAGATAATGCATTCGCATATATCACTCAAATCTGTTATTATGCCTTCCTAAGACGAATCCAAAAGGAGAAAAAACAAGTCTTCATAAAACAACAGGCAACAGACGCAGCTGGTATGATTACTGATGCATTTAATACTATAGACGGTGCTCATGACCCAACCCTAATCAACACTAATGTTGAATGGATGCAAGAGAATATGAATCGTGTCGACTATGAACCTCGAAAGTCAAGAAAAACAACAAAAAAGAAAACAACTAACTTAGAAAAATTTACTGAATGAAAATTGCATTACTAAATGATACCCATTGTGGTGTCCGAGGTGATATGATAGAAATGTCAAATTACCAAGGAAGATTCTACAATGAAGTGTTCTTCCCCTATTTGGAAGAAAACGGAATCAATCATATTATTCACTTAGGTGATTACTTTGATAGGAGAAAGTATATAAACTTTGCTTCTATGAAAGCAAATATCAAACATTTCATAGAACCTATGAATGAAAAGGGTATTACTATGGATTTGATTCTTGGTAATCATGATACTTATTATAAGAATACTAACGAAGTAAACTCACCCGAGTTGTTATTATATAATCAAGAAAATGTAAATGTCATTCAAGAATGTGAAGTCAAAGAATATGACGGATTTAACATTGCACTTGTTCCATGGATTAATCCCGAAAACTATGCAGACGCAGTTGACTTCTTAATGAGTGCAAATGCAAGTTGGTGTATGGGTCACTTTGAGTTTGAAGGAGCTCTTATGATGCCAGGCATGACGTGTCAACACGGACTAGACCATTCTTATGTAAAAAGATTTGAGAAAGTATTGAGTGGTCATTTCCACCAAAAATCTGAATTTGCAAATATCAGATATCTTGGGTCTCAAATGCAATTTACTTGGTCAGATTATGGAGATAACAAATACTTCCATATCTTTGATACTGATACACAAGAGTTAACACCAGTTTTAAATCCAATCACTATGTTTGAAAAATCATTCTATAATGACGAGAAAGAAACTTTTGAAACTATTAGTAATGCAGATTATACAAAATACACTGGTAAGTTTGTAAAAGTTATTGTAGTTAATAAAGAGAATCCATATTGGTTTGATACATTCTTAGATAAACTACATTCTGCAAATCCATTACACGTTGCAGTTGTAGACGACAACAAACACATGGATTTTTATGGTGACGATGATATAGAAGATATTGAAGACACCCTAACTATATTAAATAACTATATTGACGGTTTAGAGATACAAGGAAAGAAAAAACCACTTTCCGAACTTATGACATCTTTATATAATGAGGCTTTGGACGAACATAACTATCTATGATAAATTTTAAGAAGGTAAGATATAAGAACTTACTATCCAGTGGAAACAAATACACAGAAATACGACTAGACAAACACCAAACAACACTTATCTTAGGTGATAATGGTGCTGGTAAATCAACATTACTTGATGCACTTTGTTTTGGACTCTATGGTAAGGGATTCAGAAATCTAAAGAAAGACCTTCTAATCAATTCTGTCAATGGAGGAGCTCTAATGGTAGTCGTAGAGTTCTCTATTGGTAAGAAAGAATTCAAAGTTATACGTGGTGCAAAACCAAACAAATTCGAACTATATGTCAATGACGTGTTGGTCAATCAAGACGCAACAGTCAGAGATTATCAAGAACACTTAGAAAAGAACATACTCAAAATGAGTTATCGTTCCTTTACTCAAGTTGCAATCCTCGGGTCAGCAAACTTTACACCTTTCATGCAATTAAAGGCAACTGAAAGACGTAAACTTGTAGAAGACCTTTTGGATATATCAATCTTTTCTACTATGGGAGATATCCTTAAGAAAAAGATTTCTAATCATACTGTTGAGGTTAGAGAGAATAATCATGAAATCGAACTTCTTGAAGAAAGAATTAATGGATTGAATGAACAACTTAATGCACTTCGTGATAATCGTGATGCAAAAGTAAAAAAATATGAGAACACCGTTAATGAAACTCAAGAGAATATTAACAAACTTTTAGGGGACATAGATGAAAAGACGGAAAATGTGGTGGAGAAAAAATCCACCATCACAGATAAAGATACTAAAGAGAATAAACTCAAACAAACAGTTGACATGGAAGCTAGACTCGAGGACGCTCGAAAGAAAGCAATTAAAGACATTGAATTCTATGAGAACAATGACGATTGTCCCACATGCAAACAGGGTCTAGACAGTGAACACAAGAAGAAACACATTGAGGAAAAACAGGATAAGGTCGCAGAAATCAAGGAAGCGGTGTCACAACTCGATTTACAAGTTGAAGAACTCAACAATAGAATCCAAGAAATCAACGGAATCCAAGACGAAATAACTAAGATTCAAAAAGAGATTGGTATTCTACAAACAGAGGTTGTATCTAATCAAAAATTTGTTCAGAAGATTCAGAAAGAAATAGAAGAACTGAAAAAAGAAGGAACTGGTAATGGTGACGTGCAAGAACGTATCAATGATAGTGAAGACAAACTAGATATTCTACATGCAAAGAAAGAAACACTTACACAAAATGGACACTACTTTGAGATTGCACAAGTGTTATTACGTGACCAAGGTGTAAGACAAAAGATTATCAAACAGTATGTTCCTATTATGAATAAACTAATTAACAAGTATCTTGCACAATTAGAATTCTATGTTGGTTTTGAATTGAATGAAAAGTTTGAAGAAACAATCAAGTCTAGATTCAGAGACGTATTCAAATATGATAACTTCTCACAAGGGGAGAAAATGAGAATCGACCTTGCACTACTATTCACATGGAGAAGTGTTGCAAGAATGAAGAACTCAGTGAACACTAACCTATTGATTTTAGACGAAGTTTTCGATTCTTCATTAGACTCACAAGGAACAGACGATTTCTTAAAACTTTTAAATACACTTACAGAGAAAACAAATGCATTTATCATATCTCATAAAGGTGAAGCTTTGTATGATAAGTTTAATGACGTAATCAGATTCGAAAAGTATAAAAACTTCTCGAGAATTGCAGAATAATATAAATAGTAATATGAAATCATTCTCAGAGTTCACTAATCCAACATACGAAGGTGTCAAATTAGACTTACCTAAAGTTATATCTGAGGCTTCAATAATGAAACCCGATTATGTTATTGGATACAGTTTTGTATGGAAAGGAACTAATAAAGATATATCAAGTATTTTTAGTGACATGGAAAAGGTCACTATTGTTAAACCAGTTAAAAACCCCGATTTGTTTTATGGTGACGAGAATGGAACTAGAGAGAAATACTTCCAAGGTCAAGATAGTGGTAAAGTATTACATGTAAAAACTAATTCTGAAGCACCTTTAGCTTCAAGTTGGATACACTACAAAGCAGACGGGTCACCACCTTCGGGTGCAGAATGGGAAGACTTAATTGTTGTAGAGTATAATAAACTTAACAAACAAAAGTCAGACGATAGTGTTATAGAAACATGGAAAAAGTTTCCTATGCACCATGAAATTGCTAAAAAGGTTGCAGTCAATTTTAATAAAAAAGTTAAGGATACTAAATTAGTTCATACTGGAAAGGGTGGATTAAATGTTAGTTTAGGTGATATTTGGAGAAAGGAAGGTGCTGGTAATAAGACACCTAAAACAGATATTGCTGGTGCCTCATGGAAAGAAAGAATCTCACTTAAAAAAGAAGGTGGTTCAAGACTTGCCTCACCCGAAAAGAAAGAAGCAGTTGCATTGATAAAGGCTGCACTTGCACATTGTGGTGAACAAGACAAATCTTTTGGTAAAGAATTAGTTAATAAAATGTATACACATATGGAAAAACTTGCAACAACAACTAATGCAAGTGACCTTGCAAGAAGATTAAAGGACGGGGAAGAGAGTGACTCAACTCAAAACTTTAAAAAAGTTGACGAACAAAATAAAGAACTTTCAAAATATCTACAAGAAGTATTAAGAAACGATAAAAAAATCGGTGGAACGTTTGGTCGTGCAGTAGTTTGGGAAGCCTCTACTGGAGCTGCAAAGTTTGGTGGTGCAGACCAAAAAGCAGCTGCAAATTATATAGCAAAGTTTGCTCTAGACGGAAAGGTTGAATATCACGATATAAAGAGTATGAATTCAGCAATTATAAAACAATATTCAGATTCTTTAAAACCATATGTATCCTTTAAAAAAGGTGGTGGTAATTCACCAGCCTATTCTGCATTACAACTTGCACTAGAACAAAAGGAACATAAACCTATAACTGCAAATAGAATCTTTATAGAAGAATTAGAAAAAGAGGGATTGGGTTCTCTCATGGAAGAAAACAAAGTTTTATTGGACGAAGGAATATTAGACACACTAAAGAAATCAGTTAAATCACTTGGAAAGGAATCACAAAAACTTTTCAATAAAGTTATGAGTGCATTTAAAAAAGCACTGAAAAGAATAAAAGGATTTTTAAAGAAGATTGCTTCTTTAGGTAAAGAAATGTTCAAACAATTAATGAAATTTTTCAATATAGATATAGAGAACGTTCAAAATGCAAGAGGTGGAGATAACTTCCACTTATTAGGATAAAATTATGTATGAATTGATAGACGAGGCTTCAAAGGTCTTAAGAACCCCACCACCCGAATTTGACTTCGAGAATCCACCCGAAGACCCTAAAGAGATTGAAAAAAATCTTGCAGATGCAATGGAACGATTTGGTGGTTTAGGTTTATCTGCAAATCAATTAGGTTTAAATTATAGAGTTTTTGTTATGAAAACTGCAGACCAAGGAACGGTTGCATTTTTCAATCCCGAGATTACTAAAGTGTCTCAAGATACAGAATTAATGAAAGAGGGTTGTCTCTCATTTCCCGACCTTTATCTAATGATTAAAAGGTCAAAAGAGATAGAATTTAAATATCAAAATGCAGACGGTGAAGAGAATGTATTGTATCTGAATGGTTTAGGTGCAAGGTGTGTTCAACACGAATGTGACCACCTAAATGGTGTTCTTTTCTTACAACGTGCAAGTAGACTTAAATTAGAACGTGCATTAAAATCACGTCCTAAAGAAAGAAGAAAAAGAGAAGATTATGAAAGAAGAATTGCAATTGCAAGAGCAATCCAAGAACGAGATAGACAACAGTCTAATGATGATACCTCTGATAACGGAGGAGGAATCGAAGAGTCTGATAAGGTGGTTTCGAACACATAAACATATTCGTTCAATTGGAGACGGGTCAGATTATACGGGTATAGATTATATCCATATTCATACGCCTTGGGTAAGAGATATATTCAAGAGAATATCGTATGACGTAGTTTCAAATATCTATGCAGCTACTGGACAACAAGTATATCCCGAAATGAAAGCAATCAATGAGTGGGAAATCGGTGGTGTTCAACAACCACACTTTGACACTTATTCCAATCAAGATATGAAACACAATCTTGTCGAAGAAACTCCTTCAAGAGAATGGACTGTAATCTTATATATAAACGGTCATGAAAGTTATCAAGGAGGAGAAACATACTTTCCAAACTTGGGTGCAATAGGAGAAACTATAACACCTGTAGCTGGAAGTGGTATTGTATTCAGAGGTATAGACCATGAACATGGTGTATATCCCGTCAGAAGAGGTTCTAGATTCACTATTTCTCAGTGGTTCACCTCTAATTATGAAAGAATGATAACAGACGAAAAAACTAAAAATCTAAATTTAGACCACGTATCCCTCAGAAAAATGTTCTAAAAACTTGACAATAACCCTCACTTTTTAGTATACTAGTAGAGTATTAAAAAAAGGAGTAAATATGTCAAATATCTATAACGACCAAATAATGGACGGAATCATACTAGACGTTGATTCTATGTCCGATATGGACGTAATGTCTAATCTTAATATAGTAAACGTATATAAAGTGTCTAAATTCACTGGAGATGACGTGCATGGTGCAAATATCATAGACTATGCAAGAAGTGTCTTAGTGTCTCAAATGTGGGACGAGGTGTTAGTATGAATTTAACTGAAATAATGAGAGAGTATGACCAAATTAGGTTTACTCAAAATGAATTAGAATATGAAGGACACGTGATTGAAGTTCATGAAAACTTTATAAAAGGTAAATTCTTTGAGAAGATTGGAAGTCATAGAGTTGACGACTGGTTCGAATCAATAATATACTTGGACGATTTCAAAGGTTTAAAACTAGAATGGTTCTTTGAAGGACAAGGTTGTGATAACTCTGCAATAGGTGTCAGCGGTGCTTGGGAATTATTTTGTTCCTAGGGGTTGACAATGACTCTCACTTTTTAGTATACTAATAATATGACAAATTCAATAAGAAACCAAAAAGACTCACTTGCCAAGTTAATGGCTACCGAAAACCTTACTATAGTTCATAAGAAGGTTCCAACTGCATATTTCGATTTAGAGAATAGAATACTTTGTTGTCCTATTCTTAAAGACGAAATCTCACCCGAACTTTATGACTTGTTTATGGGTCATGAAGTATCTCATGCACTGAATACACCATATGAAGGTGTTCATTCTGCAGTGACAAAAAACAGAACACTTAAAGGATATCTTAATGTTGTTGAAGACGTTAGGATTGAGAAAATGATTAAGAACAAATATCAAGGTCTTAGAAAATCATTTTACAAAGCATACAATGAATTAATGGATATGGATTTCTTTGGAATCAAAGATAGAAATCTACAAGAACTTTCATTGATTGATAAAATCAACCTTATCACAAAATGTGGTTCAAGGATTCAAATCAAACTCACTCAAGAAGAACAAGAATTCTTAGACTGGTCTAACAGATGTCAGACTTGGGAAGAGGTTGTTGAATGTGCAACTGCAATTTACGAATGGTCAAAAGAGAATGAGACAAGAACTGAAGACGATTTAAAAATGGTTCCTCAAATGTTTGACATTGGTGATGAAGAAGAAGACGAAGACGGAGATGAGTCAGAAGAGTTTGACAATGACTTCGGTGATTCAGACGAAGATTACGAAGACGAAGACAACCTTCCCGAGATAGGAGATTCAGAAAACTCTGAAGACGGAGAAGAAAAAGAAGAAGGTGAGGAAGAGTCTGAAGAAGAAACTGAAGAAGAAGGTAAGTCACAAAGAAAAATGACTGGTGGTAAAGAAGCTTCCAGTGGTGAGTATGATGACGAAGACGGTGCAAGGGAATCAATCACTGAACACAATGCACATAACAACGAAGGTCAGTTATATTCAGATGAAAACATTATCAAAATCAGTGTTGACCTCAAAGACAAATACACAAAAGAAAATGACATGATGAGAAGTGTCAAAGTGTCTTACAAAGATTTACTAAAAGATATGAGAGAATCATTCTTTAAAGACA